TATTCCAGGACTACAATCGATTGTAGCTTTTGCGTCGATAACATACTCAGATGATTCCTTCGCAGCGGCTTCATATCGGCTCTTTGTTCCAGTCGTGGTAGATGCAAGTCCGTGTTCTCGGATTCGGATTCTGTATGCGTCGTCACTTTCCTTATCGAAGCCGCCGATCGCGTTTGATTCGACAATCACGCTTCCGACGCCTATCTGCGGTAGATAAAACTGTAGGAACGTCCCCGTATAGAGCGCGTTCCCTGCTTCGCCCGGTTTACTTGCGACAATCACTGTATTTACATTTTGCCTATATCCGTTGCGGTAAATGTCCTCCGTTGTTTTATAGAAGTTTTCCCCGTCTGCCGTTAATGCCGATCCGCGCGGGATAATACCAGGCTGATTATTTCGCGTGAAACTGATTGTTACTTCCGCCCGAGCAGGAGACGCTTGTATCCGATAGCACCCACGCATCTCACCGTAAAGGTCAAGATAATCGCCGACCGCGTAGCGAAGCGTCTGCATCCGCAATGCATTGTCGACGCCCGCAAACACCTGTACGATTGCCGCCTGCACCCCGCGCAGAAGGATTTCTTTCTCGTCGCCGCCATACATTGGCTCGCCGCCCGCTTCCGTGTAGGCGCGGATAATCTCTCGCCAGATTTCGTCCGGATCGTATGTAAGATAGTGCAATTCTGTGTTGTCCATTGTCCCTCCTTATTCGTTCAATTCGAGCGTACAGGTGATTATGATATTCCCGGTTTCTTCGTCGAGCTCTGCGACGGCATCCACGACCTCTACATATGGATTCCATAGCATAACGCGATCAAGTTCCGGCAGCAGTTCTTCTCGAAGCCGCGGCAATGGCAAATCAAAAAGCGCGGGATCAAACCCGCGCAAACGATCATACGGTACTTCGCCCATGCGCAGCATGAGTAGATTCTTTGCATTTTGCAGAATGCGCCTTGTATAATCGTCTTTAGAGAAGTCAATCGGCGCAGGCCTGTTATCAATCACATATTGTTGTGCCATGACCCCTCCTTAATTAAATATTGCGACGGTTACCATTCGTCCGCCTCCACCGCCACTTTTACCGAACGAAGCGGAATGTGCGGCCGCATGAGTAGATTCAACGAACGCGGCTGCTGCATCAGTGACAGCACTTTTAGCAGAGACTGCTGCATCAGTGATATCTAGAGTGGTGGACGGCTTTGGTCTCGGCAGTGATCCGTCAATCTTTGTGCATTGCTTTAGTACAAGTTCAACGTCAGCGGATGCCCATGTGCCATCTCGCGTGATGTCCTTGTTCTTGCATTTTGCTTCAACAAGCATTAGCTGATATGTGAATAACTTCTTGCATGCAGCGTAGAAATATCCCTTTTTACCCGCCTGTGCTTCTTCCAGAAATGTCTTGACCTCTTTCTTAACATCCCTTATACCGAGCCGTGCATCCAAAGGAACCGTCAACTTGATTTCTGTCGGCTTACTGTTTTTGCGAGCTACGTATTTTTCGCCGCCGATTGATTTGTCATCCGTTTCGCATGACGATTTGATCTCCATGCTCGACAACGACCGTATCAATGTATTTTCAACGCGAAAGTAATGATCGCCCCATCTTGCAATTTCGGACATTTAATCTCACTCCTTCCACGGTGCTATAGCGGGCGTATAAATGGTCTCGCTTTCGTCTGGAACAGATATCGATGGGAGAACCAATATCTCCCCACCGGAGAACGTCAAACGCTCGCATAAGCTTGGATTTGCGTTGAGCAATTCCGCGGCATACCGTTCATAACCATATACGCTTAAAGCAACGGAATCAAATGTTTCTCCGGCTGCTGCGATCCATCTGAAACCACTATCAACCATAGGATGCCACATCTCCTTCCATCTGCCTGTTCCGCCACCATTTTTCGAGGTCCCTTTTATCCTCTCGCAGTCTTTCTTCTACACCCGATGCGTCATTTGCATAGATTGTAGGGCTGTAAACGAGGGTTGTAGGGACATTTTCAGCATTCGCATTCATGCCGCCGTTTCTGTCAATCAATTCCGGCCATGTGAAGCCGGACGCTTCGCGCGCAGCGTCAAGCAACGCAGCAGTACGTTCGCTGTGTTCTTCTGGAATCGCCCACTCAGCGCCTGCTTCACCGAAGATTGATGGCTCTGTCGCGCGACCCCCATCAGCAAATTTTCCACCAAATCCACCATTTGTTCCTCCAGATGAACTTTCATGTGTAGTGGTATCACCAAGCCCCGTCCAATTTGTATTAACATTCCAATGTCCAGGATTATTGTTCAAATATGCTTGAGCATTATCAACAGTCGGTTTTATATCAAGGTCAGCTTCTATTTTTTCATGTCCGAGTGGCTTCCCTTGATTGACGTCCGCATATATTGCAGTGCCTATCTCTTGCCCCCTCACGGGTTGTCCTTGATACGATGTAACTTTTCTGCCAAAAATATCTCCTTTTGTATCAACGTTCAAAATTTGGAAGTCATTTAATAGACCTTCCATGGCAATCAATTTTCGTATGTCAGACGCTTGCTCGCGGAATCCTGATGCTTTATCATGGTCCGTTTCCGACTTTGCCTTATTATCATAGTACGATAATAAATCTAAGACAGCATCGTAGCCACCGAGAGATTCAAGTTGCCGTGCAAGGATTTCTCCGAGCTGCTGACGATCACTATCCGATCTAAGGGTTATATCACCTGAAACGTATTGGCTCTTGCCGAGCTGCCCCCTTAATAATTTATTAGCAGAGGCATAGTCAATTTCCCCAGACAAATACTGATTCGCAATTCCTTCTGCGTAAGCATATGCACCGGAAAGATCGCTTTGTTTAATGTTGGTTCTCCAAAGTGCTGAAATAATATCTTCATAACGCGAACCAATTTCTGTTTTCTTGTTTTCCCATTCTTTGTCAATTGCTGCAAGCTGTGATTCGGAAGCGCCACGGTATTCCGCTCTATAGCGCATGGACAGATAATAATCTTCTGCCTCCGCTATCTGGGCGTCTCTCTTTTGTGCTGCCTCATCCGCTATATTTTGAATATCGTCCAAACTTGCTGTCTGTGCCTTGCGGAGCATCTTTTGATATTCGATATATTCCTCCTCGGACTTCGCTTCTGCAGCCGCCCGCGCCATAGCTTCATTGTATTCTCGCATGTACTGTTGGATTTTCTCATACTCCTCCGGTGTCATTCCATCAGTAAATGCATCTGTTAATGCTCTGCGAAGATCTTCACCAATCCTTTGTGCTTCCGCAAGGGATTCGGTGTAATCAAGATAAATAAGGTCAATAAGATCAATGTAGTTTTGATCGGTGTTATCTGAATCAAACAACCATGCAGCAAGTGACATATCCTGTGCGGCGCGTTCTTTGATTGCACCGTCGAGGGATGTGTACATCTGATCTGCAAGCTGATAGATTTTTTGTTTATCGGCGTCCGTGAAGTCTGCTTTTGTGATATAGTGACTTAACAATTCACCGGACAGGGATTCGCTCGACGTTTGATAAGTCTCTGCCGCTTCCTCTACTCCACGCTTGAATTTTGCGATTTCGTCAAACGCAACATCGAATTCTTTTCCGATCTCGCCGATATAATTCTTGATATGCGTTGTGTCCCAACTCATATTACCGAACTTGCCGTCCAACGCTTTTTTATCGAGATCGGATAAGTATTTCCCCGCGCCGATGATTCCTGCAAATAGTGCTATTATGCCTGCAGCATAGCCGCCCGCGGCGCCAAGAGAGCCGATCAGTTTCAGAACCCCGCCTACCGTTAGAAGCGCGGGGCCTGCCGCCGCGAGAGTTGTTGCACCTGTAATAAGCGCATTAAACTTTGCATCATCCATTGTAGAAATACGATCAATGATGCCGCCAAGCCATTCTGCGCCACCCTCAATCTTCGGTGCAAGGCGTTCGCCGGTGATACGTTTGAGTTCTTCCCATTTGGACTTGAAGATTTCCATACGACCTTCGAGTGTGTCCATCTGAATATCGGACGCAATCTGCGCAGCACCTTCACTGTTGCGAATCATTTCATACAGATCGCCATAATTCTCCTTTGATGCCTCCAGAATGGCAAGCGCCCCCGTGATAGAACGCATCGGGAAGATTGCAGAAAGCAGCTGATCGCGCCGCTGTTCCGATAATCCCGCGGTAACCTGATCCAGTTCTTTGAATACCTGCAGCATCGGTTTCAAATTCCCTGCATCATCGAACGCGGAAAAACCAAGCTCATGCAGTTCCTGAGCTGCTTTGGAGATTGATTTGTCCGAAAGTGCTTCCTCGATTTCCTCGCTTGTCGCGCCGAGTAATTCCATTGCCGCCCGCGCCTGCGTAGTAGGCGCGACAAGGCGAATCATGCCGTTACGCAGCATTGTACCCGCGGTACTGCCGGTCGTGCCTACGTTTGCAAGGACTGTGAGCAGGGTAAACAGTTCTTCGGTGCTGTCCGCGAACATGGCCGTATTACCCATACGAAGGATCGCGTCGCCGAATTCTTGTGCGTTCGTTGCGCCGAGGTTCGCGCCGGTGATCCATTGGTC